GCCCTGGACCTCCCACTCATTACACCTACCTGTCGCCTCCCACTTTTCTCCCTCACCTCGCACTCCCCGTCGCCTCGCCTCGCTCTAATCTCTCCCCCACCTCCACCTCCCATGTTTATATTATCTTTGACAATTGCACCATGATTAACAAATGAATTAAAATTTTCTTGCTGACTAATTCTAAAATTATTAGCATTATTAGATAATCCTCTTATAATTACATCAGTGTCTTTTATTATTCCATATTGTCTTCCACAAGAACCTCCTCCACTACCACCAGATAATCCATAACCACCATTTGTAGGATTATCCGTAAATTCGGGGTCTTTGATAATTTTTTTTATAATATCATTTGTATTACTTGTATATAAATGACTTGCTCCTCCTCCACCACCTAATGAAAAAATATTATGAAAGGATGTATCATAACCATTACCACCCCATCTATAATTTAAAATACCTTTATTTCCACCTTTTCCAATAGATATATTATATTCTTTATCTTTTTCTAAAATTAAATCATTTATATATATAACTTCGCCACCTCCTCCTCCACCACCTAAATTATAGCCACCACCACCACCTGCACCAACAATTAAAATAGATATAGCATATGAATTCGATTTATTTATAGTAGTTTCATTATTAACTTTAAGTTTAAAAGTTGTAGACACATTATGTTGAATAGAATTATCATGTGTAAATATTAAATTATTTTTTCCATTTGTACTTATAGTATTTTTAATAATATTATCGGGAGATTCTGTTTGAATTGTATATTTTAGTTTATTATCATTATCATTAAAACCTTCAATTTTATGAATAGGTTTTGAAATAGTAAATAATTCATTATACGTATTCAAAGCATAATTTGTTTTTTTAATTAGATAATATATAATATATATTAGTACTATAATATATATTAATATATAATTAAGTTTTTTAATTATATTCATTCTATTTATATACTATAATATTTAATTTATTTAGACACAACATCTATAATAATATGCCAAACCACTATTGGAGTTATATCTTTTAATTTCAACAACATCTCCCTGTTTTAATCCAAGCCATTTTGCTATAATATCATTGTGTAATATAATTGGCATATGTAATTTACTTTTAATCAAATATTTTTCCAGAATTTCTGATGTTTTTTCAGTTGTTAATTTAGTATGTTCTGGAACCATTACGTGTTTGGTGGGATTAAATAAAAGTTGTTTGGTATAAAAGTATTGCAACATACCATTTTTTTTTTGTAACATTTTATCATATTTATTTAATTGTAATAATATAGGCGCCGATATAACATCATTATTGAAAATTAGTATAATATTTTTTTTATTATTATATTGTAAAATAAATTTAGTAATATCTTCTGTATAACTTTTTAATTCATCTAATATATTTTTTCTTAATTTTTTACTCATAGCGAAAATTATAGTAGTATTTGAAGTGTGAAATTCTAATATTCTACTATCATTATAAAATTCGTCACGTTCTATATCTTGTTCGTGTTCTATAAATTCGTCAATATTATCACCTCTGTCAATTAACATACTTTTTAGATTATCTATAATAGTATCTACTTCCATTATCTGTTTTATACAAATAAAATATATTTATATCAATTTTTTATTTTATTTTTTAATTTATATTTTAATTTTTCAATTAATAATGGATTTATATAACTTTTAATACATATATTATATGTATTATGTAATTTATATGATACTTTCTCGATAGCCTTTTTAATTGGATTTTTATTTTTTAATATATCTGGTAATTTTATATATTTTAATAATAAACTATTAGCATTCCAAGTTCTCAAATCTTTAGAAGTAATTTTTTTGTTATATTTTTTTAAAAAATTATTTACATCAATAGAATTATAATCAAATACAGCTCTGTTTTTATCATTTGTTTTTTTATATTTTTCATATAAATATAAAATTATATTATTATTAAAACATTCTGATTTGTTTTTAATTCCTTTTTTTCCAATAAAATCTATTATTATATTTTTTTTTAATTTATTAAATATTATATGATTAAATCTAATAGTACTTATACCATATGAATTATTTTCATATTTATATTTTTCATTACCAACTCTAAAACCACAATTTATAATTAAATATATAATTATTGAAATTTCTATATCTTTTTTTGTTAATTTTATTTCATCATTGTTTATTAAATTAATATTATCATTTATATCATTGATTATTTTATTAAAAACTTTATTTAATTTTATTATTTTATTATATTTAATATTTTTTTGTTTAATTATATAATCTGGATTATATATTACTTGTTTTCTATTTTTACTATCAAATCCATATGCTAATATTTTAGAATTTTTATCTTTGCTAATATGAACATTTTTATAAGAAGGGGGGATTTTAATATTATTCATAATATTTTACTATTAAAAAATAAAAAAAAAATATTAATTAATATTTTTAATTATATTAGAATAAAATTTAAATAATTCATTGGATTTATCTAATTTTTTTAAAATTTTTTTAATATAATTAAAATATTTTTTATAATATTTTGGATAATATTTTTTATAACATAATAAATAATCTATATATAATAAATTATATTTTTTAGATTTAATTAATTTTAATAATTTATCTGAAGATTTTTTTTTATATTTTTTATTAAATTTTTTCATAAAATCTATATATTTACGTTGTCTATTTATACAATATATACAAGAACTTTTAATTATTAAGTTATTTTTAGATAATAACATTCTCTAATATTTAAAATTATTTTTATTTAATTGATAATAAAGCGTTAAAATAATTTTTATTTTCAAAACCAGCACAATTATCATTTTTATCAAAATATTCATTATCTAAATTATATTTTATATCAATGCTATTATCACTATCACTGGTATTATTGCTATAATTATCACTATTGTAATTATTATATAAATTTATATTTTTAATATTCAATTGAAGATTATTATTATCATTTGTTAAATTATCAATATTATTTTTAAGTCTTTTATATGTATCAATATATTCTTCCTGTCTTTCGATTAAAGTACTTTCAAGTTTAATTATCTTTAATTTAAGTTCATTATTTTCTTTTAATATATCATTTGATTGCATATTCTATTTATTATAGAATAATAAAAATAAAAATCATTTTTTTAATATTTTATATTAATAATTATTTTTTATAATTATTAATTATTATTATCATCTTCCTCATCATCTTTTATTTTAATTCCTTTCCATCCTTTATTGTCAATTGGATATGGACCTATTAATTTTTCAAAATATGCTCTTAATTGATTTCTATCCGGTTGTTTTTTATTTTTAGGCATATTAGAATAACACCACATTCTAAATACATTATATAAAGAATTAATACCTACCTTTTCTGTAATATTTTCTTTATCTATAATTAATTTTTCATTCTTAAACTGCCCGATTAAATCATTATTATTCTTATAACTTTCAGTTGCAATACGAACTTCCATTGGTTCGTGTATATTATTTGGATTAATATATTTATGTCTTTCAAGAATCATACTCATAAAGGGTTCCGTCCACCTTTCAAATTTATCTGTTAATTCTAAATCCATATGAAATTCATTGGGTTTTGTTGGATTTTCACAAAATTTAGATAAAAATTCGACGACACGAATACGTCTCCAAGTACCACCATCATCACTTGGTACTTCAGGAAGTTCATTACAAGTTAAAATCATTTTAAATTGTGGTTTAAACTCATATGGTTCTTTATATAATCCTCTTGTTAAAATTCTATCATTACCAGATAATTCTTTCATAAATCCTATATTTATTTTATCTTGATCACTTGGTTCTTGCATAACAGCAAATCTTCTACCTTTAGTTCTTTCTAATTCACTTTGAGCACTATTTGACGCTGCTCTTTTCTGTGTTAATAATGCAATTGGTAAAATACAATAATAATCACCTATGGTTTTTTGAATTAAATCTAATAATCTACTTTTACCATTACTACCTTGTCCTGTAAATATATAAAATCTTTCTTGTGCAATACTACCATCAATAATACACGCAATTATATCAAGAATATAATTTTTAACACCTGGATTTACAAATAATTTATCAAAAAACTCATTGATTTCAATTATTTCAGGAAGTTCACTATTATAAGGCACATAATTGATTTTAGCACTATGTGATATATAATCATCTGGCATACCATCTCTAAAAATATGCATTTTAAGATCGTAAACTCCATTCGTGAAACCAATTAAATGTGTTCTACTATCTAAAAATTCTTCAAATTTTTCATCAATAAATAAACTTTTACATTCTTTCATAATACTATCCTTATAACTTGCGTTCTTTAATTGACTTGCAATTTTCAAAGATTTTTTAGCCTTTTCAGCATTTGCTGTTTTTTGATCATCATCCTCTATATTAACTTGTAATGTATTCCAATATTGAGTTCTATCTATAAATTTATTACATATATCAGTACTTAATTTAATACGCAACAATAATCCCTCTGTTGTCTGTTTCCATCTATGTTTGTCCTTATCATAATAATACCATATTGTTTTACTTACCGCCTTTATTTCATCTTTACAATGTGCTTGAACTACTTCTGCAACATCATAATGTGCACCATCGCCACGAATACACTTATCTATTAAAGGTATTAATGATTCATCAATAATTTGATTATATTTTTGATTATTATCTTGTTTAGCCCACCACCTCAATGTTCCAATACCCATTTGATCTTTGCGCATTTTTTTCCATAATGTTTGACATTCACCTTCAATATATGCTGTACTTATTTTAGAAAATTCAATCCAAGTATCTAATAAACGATAATCTATATTTCTCAAAACCCATCCCATATTAATCCAATCTTCGTAATTTTCCGCACGAGAATATGAAAGACATTCTAATACAAGTTTACGGGATAATATAAGTTCGGAATCACTTGTATGATTTTTATTTATATTTAATGATTTTGCAAAAATATTATTATGTAATTTAATTTTATATTTATTATCAATTGATGGCAATACGTGTTTTGTATATTCTTCTATTTCTTTCAATGCCATATCTTTAATTTTACATATTTTTTCATCTAATTTATTAATTCTCATTGAAAATAATTTAATATATTCCAATTCATCTGTTGCCGCAATTGTTTTATTCAAAATTTCACCATTTTTATATATTTTTGAAACTCTATAAGCTTCATTATCTGGTTTTTTACTACCATACATTTGCCAACAATTGACATTAATAATTGCTTTATCAATAATGTCTTCGTGATTATTACATACTGGTAAACCTAAAAACATGTCATCTGCAATATCTAATATTTTACGTCTAATAAAATGTTGTACATTATTTGATACTATGATATTTGGATAAACTATATGAATTCCATCTTTTAATTTATTGCGATATAATGATGGTTTTGATTTTTCCATAACATATGCTAAATTATAATCATCATTTATATCAATGTATTCTTTAATAATATTATTATAATATGTAATAATTCTATCTATATTTTCACTTGTGTATATTCTTTTATAAGTTTTAACAGATTTATAATCATCGTTAATATCATAACTCATTTCATTTAATGGAAATTTAAAATCTAAATCAATTCTTAAAGGACTTGGATCAATTGGCTTTTCAGTAAAATGTAATTGTATATAATTTGTAATAGCTAAACTATATATGTCTATAAATTCATTATAATTTTCATCCGGTATGAATAAAGATATTTTTGGACTTCCAATACTTGTATTGGTGTAAGGTTTTCCTTTTTGTTGAACCTTATATTTATTAATAAATGAATTTAAATCTTCCTGAATACCCATTATTATTGATTGTATTTGCCTTATAATATATATATCAATTTTTATTTTAAATTATTATACATTTTTATATTATATATAAACTAATATATTAATACCATTTATATAATATATATTATGAACTATTTATTCGTGAATATTCATAAAAAAAAATGATTATATTATTATTTATAATAAATAATAATATGTATAGTTTTGAATTTGATGAAATTTCAAAAGATTATCTTTATTACTATTTAGGCAAAGAATTCGATAATCAACCACAAGAATATAAAAATAAAATTAATAATTTTATAACATGTATTAATTCAGATAATAATCAATATAATATTAATGATGATGGTTGTTTTTATAAATTTATTAATTATAAATTTCCATTAAATAAATTTGAATGGTATTTTGAAAAATCAATATTACAAATAGAAATTACAGAAGAAGGTAATGCTAAAATGAGTAATTCATTTAGTGATAGTAATCTATTTTATTATAAAAGAGTTATTATTAGAAATTCTTCACTTGATATTTTAGATAAATTTATGGATATTATTAAAAATTATAAAGATGCTACCAAACCAAATAATAATTATATTAAAATATATTATAATTTTAAAAATTCATGGGAATTATATAATACTATCTCACCACAATGTATTGATAATATATATTTAGATAATAAATTTAAAAATAATTTAATAAATTATATTGATAATTTTATCGAATCTAAAGATAAATATATTAAATTTGGTAGATTACATAAGATAAATATGTTATTATATGGTGTTCCTGGTAGTGGAAAAACTTGTTTATGTAAAGCTATTGCTAAGAAATATAATAGAGATGTATATATAATAAATTTTAGTAAATCTTTAACAGATGAAGTATTTATACAATTAATTTCATCTATAAATAAAAATGCTATCATTTTACTTGAAGACATTGATTCATATTTTAATAAAAGAAGCGCATTGGATATTAATGTAAGTTTTAGTTGTTTAATTAATATTTTAGATGGCGCTATGTCAAAAGGGAATGGTAATATATTATTTATTACAGCAAATAATCCTGAAAATATGGATAAAGCTTTACTTAGACCAGGTAGAATTGATAAAATCTATAAATTCGATTATCCAGATAAAGAAATTATTAAATGTGCCTTTAATGATTTGGTAAATGCTGAATATTTAGATTATTTTGAAACTTTTTATGAAAAAATTAAAAAATTAGAACTAAATATGTCTTCTATTATTGATTATTTATTTAGAAATAATGATACATTTATTATTAATATTCGTGAATTATGCGATCAAACAAAATTACGTAATGATATTGGTAATTTAAATACAGATCTTTATAATTAAATAAAAGATGTATGTTTAATTATCTGTTTTCCTATAATTTCTGTAAATATAGTGGGAATTGTATTTCCAAGCATTTTCCATTTTTCATTTTTTTTTCCAATAAAGTTATAATTTTGAAAACCCTGCAATTTTAATGCATCATCAATTGTTAGTCTATATTCTTTTTTATCTATCCAATAACCATCCCAATTATGTCTATCATTTATTGGAGAATTTTTACCACCACATCTTATGGTATAAGCATGTTCTTTAATAAATTCTTTTCCAAAGAATTCTTTTAATGTTGTTTTTTTTTCATATTCTTTAAGATTTAAGAAATTATCTAAATCTATAACCTCAATATTCTTAAAACCAATTATAAATAATCTTTTTCTCATTTGGGGAATACCATAATCACTACATTTTAAAACTTTATATACGATATTATATCCTTCTTCCTCTAAATCTTTTTTAATTTTTATAAAACTTTTCCCATTATCATGATTTAAAAGAGCTTGGACATTTTCTAATATTACAATCTTTGGAATATTTGTTTTTATAAATCTCATTACTTGTGAAAACATTGTACCTCGGTTATCTTCAAAACCTTTATGATAACCGGCTTGTGAAAATGGTTGACATGGAAAACCTGCACATAATATATCATATGGTTCGATATTTGATGGTTCAATTAAACATATATCATCCTGTACATCAATATTGTAATTTTTTTTATAATTTTCCTTTGCGGGTATGTAAATATCAGAAGCCATTATACATTTAAATCCTAATTTCTGAAACGAATAATGAAATGAACCCATTCCACAAAATAAATCAATATATCTAACTTCCATTAATTTTCTAATTAATATTTTCTTTAAATATTTATAAAAATAGTACATTTCTATAAAATTTTATAAATTTTTAAAATCTTTTATATTTTTTTATAAAAATAAAGAAATGTACTATTTATCATATTTATAACAACATTCATTACCTTGTTTATTCTTTCTTTTAAATAATCCATCTTTACAATTACCATTTTCATCTGGTATTCTATTTGTAGGACAAGTCGTTTTTTCATTTGTCTTTTTTTTCAATTTATAACAACAATTATCTCCCTTTTTATTCTTTCTTTTAATTGGGTATTCTTCATTACAATTTTTTGTTATTTTATTTGGTCTTCTTTTTTTAGGATTACAAGTATTTTTAGATTCGGTCTTTTTATTTTTCTTTACTTTTTTTTCAATATTATCAATTGATATATTAGAACCCATACTTGCTGTTGGACTAATTACATCAGTTTTATACATTTTTTTAAATAAATGATAATCAATTGATATTTTTTTTAATTCATTTTCTAATATTTCTACCTCCTTATATTTATTTGGTATTATCTTATCGTATAATTTTTGATCTACTGTTTCTGAAATTTTTGCATTTTTATTTAATTTTAATTTATATATATGAATATTTATACTTCTTTTTAAATTCTTATGAACATTTTCATTTATATCATAATGAGAACAAAATCTTATTGCTCTTCCCTCTATTTGTTTTTTACCTGACATATTCCATACTGGATCTAATAAATGAATATGTTGTATATGTTTAAAACTAATACCCTCTTTTATACTTGGACTACCAATTATTAATTTTATTTTATTACCATATATATTATTTATATCATTTGTATATTGTTTAATAATATTTTTCTTTTTATTGTTTTCGTTTCCTGACCATATAGCATATACTTTATTTTCATACTTTTTCCATTTTTCAGGGTCCTTATAAACTTTAAATATAGATATCCACCCATCATCTATTAATACTTTTTCAATAACATTTATTCCTACATTTATAAATGAACTATATACAACATGTTTACCATAAATATCTGGCGATTTTAATATATTAAATAATTTATATATTTTTGGAGAATATAATTCTAAATTAGCAATTATTTTTGATAATTTATATTTTTTACTTAAACAACTAACTGATATTTGTCTTTGATAACTAAGAAAAGCTTCCTTTTCATTATCTGTTGAATTATCATCTTCTTGTAATATATATGTCATTTCATCTTGTATTTTAGACATTTCTAATATATGTGTAATTATTTTGGGCGTCGGATATGCTATTTTTGATGTTCCTGGGAAATAACTTATTTTTCCTCTTAATTTTTCTAAATTATCATTTATAGAAGCATTCGTTAAAACATTTTCTATATTATTATTATTTTTTTCAGGATTTAATATATATACCAATTCTGGTAATTCTTTAAAAGAATCATATATTGGTGTTGCTGTTAAATATAATAATTTACAACTATTATGTGAATATTTTGATAATAATTTTAATAATGCAGAATTAATAGATAAAGATTTAACATTATTAGGTATTTTTCCAGTATTTTCTATATTAATATATGTACTTAATGAATACGAATCAGATATTAAATTATGAACCTCATCTATTATTATCATTTTATTTTTTGAAAAATCATTTATATATTCTAATATATTTTCACTATGTTTAAGTGCGTCTAATCTAAATCTTTCATATGATATTATTGTATATTTTTCATTTATTTGTTTTATAAATTTTTCTCTTAATTTTTCCTTATCTTTTATAGATGTATCACTATTTATATATTCTAAATAATCCTCTTTATTAAAATATTTAAAATATGTACATGGTGTAATTAATTCATCATAAAAATTATTTTTCAATCTCGCGGGTAATATTACTATTATTTTATTTATAGATTCTAATTTTAAAAAATCTTCTGCGAGAGCTATAGAAGTACAAGTTTTACCTGAACCAATTTCATGATATAGTAAAAATTGTTTTATATCGTTAAAATTATTTTTAAAATAATCTTTTAAAAAATATTGTTGAGATTGTAATTCAAATTCTATATTTTTTCTATCACATAACTCATAAATATTTTTCTTTTCTTTACTTTGTTTATATTGTTTAAATTTTTTAAAAGTATCATATCTACTATTATTCATTCTAATTTAATTATACATTTTAATTATTAATATCTAATATATAAAGCATCACCCCATCCATATTTTGTTATTTTTGTTAAAATACGTTTAAAGTTTTTTTTATATAAAAAACTATCAATATCTTCTATTAATGGGTTATTTTCATATAATTCTTTTATATTTATTTTTATATATATTATATTAACATATTTTAAATAATGATTTGCACCTTGTAATGCAAGTAATTCTGCACCCTGTATATGAATAAATAAAAAATTATATTTATTAATATTTATAATATTATTTTTTAAAAATGTATCTATTGTTATTGAATATTTATAAATATATGATGTATATTTAACTTCAGGATGTTCTGTTAAATGTATTTTAAAATTAAATATACTTGATGATTCTGAATCATTTGATAAAATATTATTAGATATATTAAATTTAATTAATTCATTATCTTTATTTGTTATCAAATAATTATAAATATTTTTTATACCATTCTCCTTACATTCTATTACTTTATTATCATTTGCCTCTAACCATATTATATTATCTTCTGATAAATATAAATTATTTATATAAAATTCTAATTCTTCACATTCGTATGCTCCAATATGTAATACTCCAGTAATATTAATATTATAATTATTAATAGTATTAATTATATTTTCTATTTCTATCAATATCATTATTTAATTATGGTATATATTAATAAGATGAAAAATTATGATAAATATTATACAAATAATTATATTGTAAAAAAATGTTGTAGTATATTTAAAAAAAATATAAAAATATCTAAAAAAGATATAATAATTGAACCAAGTGCTGGAAATGGTGCGTTTTTACAATGTATTAATAAATATAATCATATATTATTAGATATTAATCCAGATAATAGTAATATAATTAAACAAAATTATTTAAAATATAATTATACCGAATTAGTTAAAAAATATAATAAAATATATATAATTGGAAATCCTCCTTTTGGTAAAAAATCATCAATGGCTATTAAATTTATTAAAAAAAGTTGTGAATTTTGTGATTCTTTTGGTTTTATATTACCAAGAAGTTTTAATAAAGTATTTTTACAAAAATCAATACCATTAAATTATCATTTAATTACATCATATAATTTACCAGATAATGCATTTGAATTACCAATTAAATGTGTATTCCAAATATGGTCAAAAAAAAATTATAAAAGAAAAAAAATAAAAAAAATATTACCAAATAGTAATTATGTATTTATATCTAATAAAAAAAAAGCAGATATTGCAATAAGAAGAGTAGGATTTTATTCAGGGAAAGTATATAATAATTCTATTAATAATAAAAATATAAATACACATTATTTTATTAAATTTCGCAAAGGTTATAAATCACACATAATAAATGATTTAAAGTTAAAAAAAGAAAGCAATAATACATTGTGTGCTAATAGTATTTCCAAAAGAGATATTATAAAAAAATTAAATAAAATATTTAAATAAATCATACTTTTTTTATTTCACATAAATTTGGTCTGAATATTACATTTCTTGCATTATTTGCACTTTTATCAAATAATTTTTTTGTTTTAATTATATCTTTAAATACAATATTATTATTATAATTTATATTTAACCATCTTATTTGATATATAATAGAAAACATACCACATTCATTATCTTTACGTTGATGATTCTCAGTACTATACTTTATTTTAAATTTTTTATTTGGATTTATTCTATCACATTGTAATTTTACATCATTTAAAAATGTTTTAATTTCATTTGGTATTATTCTACTTAGAGAATTTCCTACACTATCATAATAATAAGCCCCATATGCTTTCTTAGAAGGGTCTATTACAATAAATGTAGAAGTCCAATGAGAACCAGGTTCGTCGTGTTCATCTAAATTTGTAACAATACCAATATATTTATATTTATTACAATAATTTTTTATATTTATATTACATATAGAACTATATAAACAACTACCATTGGGATTTTTTTTAGCAAAATCAATAGAATATGCACCTAAATATAAATAATTATATTTAGATATATTATATTGATTTAATATACTATCTATATCATGATTTGATAACCATTCGGATGGATTATTTATCCATTCTTTAGGTTTTAATGGTCTTAACTCATTTTTGGCAATATATTTAATTTGTAATTTAGTATTAAAATCATGAGCCATTTTTTCAATAATATCTGTCCAAAACCAATATTTCCCCGAACCATTGGTTATTTTTTTTAACTTTTTATCTAATTTATTAAATAATTTAAGCTCATTGTCTTTTTTATTATATTTAATTTTATTTTTATCATTAGAATACTCATTATAAGTATTAATTAATAATATTAATGAATTCAATGATAAACATGTAGATTTTGATCCATTTGATGGATTGCAAAAATTATTTATTAATTCTTTCATTATCCCTATTTAAATACTACATTATAAAGCTTTTAAAAACCATAATATCAAAAATATAATAACTGGATATGATAATCTTAATAATAATTCTTGTGTTTCTGTTAATACATTTTCTGTTATATATTTAGTTGTATAAAATGTACCTACTCTATCCATAGATATTGCTAATAAAATTACAAGAGAAAACATAGCTAATTTAATAACTTCAGGTCTTTTTAAATTTAATCTATCCCAAAAACTATATCCCATTTGTTTTCTATATATTGGAATAGGTGCATCATTGGACATATTTGAAGATGTGGGTGAATTAAATTGTTTATTTATATTTTGCGGAGGTTGTTCTATATATTGAATTGGTTTTTGATATTCTACTTCTTCTTGTTGTGAATATGTTGGTTGTTTACGGGTCGGCTTTTTTTCAATAGGAATTTCTTCATCATCTGTAAACCCATAGGCAAGGTTTAATTCTGTCATATTCTTCTATATCTTTTCAATATTTTTTTTATTTTAAAATATTATAATAGAGATAATTTATGAATTATAAAAGATATTTTCAATATTATGAAAATTTAATATTTATAATTTTAATTATATTTTTAATAACTACTATTATAATTGGTTGTAAATATAAAAATGTTGAAGAATTTGGTAATTGTATAGGAGAACAATGTACTATTATACAACCAAATGCACAAATGGGAAATAGTAATCCCAATATAATTGATACTCTTGGAGATTGTTATAAAATGTTAATTGAAAAATCTGAATGTACTCACATAAGCGACACTATCTCACAACAAAATCCTGCAAATGCTGGTGTTTCAAGTGATAGTGTCAGTGATACTGATGTTTCTCAGGTTGATATTTATAAAAAAATAACTTCTTTATTTGAAGACCACGATTGTAGTAATTTATCAGATGATTCAAATAAAACACAAATGTTAACATATTGTTTAAGAATGAATAATAAATGTCACGATACACAACTTAAAACGGGAAGTCCTATTCTAACAGAAAAATTAATGAAAGATATTAAAAATACAGCACGCAAATGTAATGCAGCTGTTGATTCCGATGATAAAACTGGAGAATAAATATAATATAATATAATATAATATAATATAAAATAATTCATAATTTTAAAATAATAATATTATATAATTACAGAAGAACA